CCAACGTGGCAAGCATTTTATAAAGGAAATATTTTTATGACTATCATAAACAAGCCGAATAAGCCGGCGCCTACCTGGAAACAGCTTAACGTCAAGATACCCATGGGGGTTTATATGCTGCTGCAGGACGTGGCGGGGAAGCGTGGCATTACCCTGTCAGAGCTGGCCCGCTACATTCTGGTGAGGGAGTCTGGAAAATGAGGCTACCAAACACGCCGGGCGAGTTCCTTGATTGCATTTTGAGGGGGGAAAGAGAGTGGACGACAGATATTAGTTCGAATGGGACGCCGGAATTCTGGTTAAAGACGGATGATGGAAAATGCTCTGTCGTGTCTTTTGAGCATGATGCGCTATGGGTGAATCTCTATCACGGGAATTTCTTGTACGATTTCGAGTTAAGCCGATTGCACGATGATTGGCCACAATGGTCATGGAGCAGACAAGTTGGCGACAAGAACTGGGCAAAACCTGAGCATCTTGACCTTTTGCGTTACCTGGAATCCATTTTCCCTAAAGTCTGCGCTGGCGGGGTGGCACCATGAGCCTACAAGAGCGCGCAGAGGAACTGCAAGAGCTTGGATGGCATGCGCTGCCCGTCAAGGTGACATTCCGGCCAGATGGGGGAAAGAACGTGCAACCCCTCATAAACTGGCGAGAGCCGGCCAGCACCGGGGACGTTTCCGCCATGCCATGGGAGCATGCCACCAATATTGCCATTGTGCTGGAAAGGTCGGGGGTGGCCATCCTTGACGTTGACGACATGGACAAGCTGGGCCTGATACCACCAGAGGCCCGGCTGACGGCCTGGCAGGCTACCAGAAAGGGGCGGCACTACTTCTATCAGACGCCGAGCTGGCGCATTGGCCGGAAGGTCCGGGGCATGCCAGGGATTGACCTGCTGTCGGAAGGGCTAGCCATCATCTGGGCGATTGACGACCATCTGGCGGACGGTCTGGCCCGGTGGCCATTCTCCCAGGAAGATGTAAAGGAAAAACCTGGGGTGAGTTTTCCGGGGGAGGTGGCCAGCTTGGCTGTACCTGTCGGGGCGCGTAATGATGACCTGGCGCGCGCAGTCGGTTCAATCATTAACGAAAACCCAAACATTGAATTGGCAGAACTTGCCAGGCGGGCCACCCTTTACAGCATAAGCGCGCATTCTCAGCCGTTGAAGGCGGATGAGATTGCCAAAACAGCAAAAAGCATATTGCAAAAGCATCTTATCACCTATCAGCAGGCAGCGGCTGCAGCTATCCCCGGAAGCATGTGGGACATGGCGGACCTGGTGGAAACGCATTTCGACCCGATTCGATTCATCTGCCCGCCATTTGTGGCCGAGGGTTACACCGTATATGCCGGGAAGCCCAAAATCGGCAAGACCACCCTAATGCGCCAGCTTATCGTGGCGGCCAGCACCGGGGGGGAGTTCCTGGGATTCCCCTGCAATAAGACGGAAGGGCTTTTTTTGTCACTTGAGGAAAGCCCGAGGCTATTCCGTAGCAAGCTGCAGCATATGGGATACAAAATTGAAGAACTGCGCGGGATCAATGTTGCGTTTGATTGGCCCAGGGGGGAGTTTGGGGTTATCGCCCTGGATAAGTACATGAGCGAAAACCCCCGCACAAAGCTAATCATAATCGACAGTGCCGAGGCTTTTAAGGGGGCAGTAGGCAACAGCAGGGAATCACCTTTAACGCTGGATTATCGTGCCGGGCAGCTTTTGTTGGAGTTCGCCAAGCGCCATCCCGGGGTGGCTGTCATTCTGATATTTCATGCCCGCAAAATGGCATCTGATGATCCTATGGACCTGGTATCTGGCACGACCGGCGTTACAGCATCTTGTGACACGGTCTGCGTTTTACATAAAACCGTTTCCGGGTTCAATATGCACTGGGAGGGTCGAAACTGGTTCGAAGAACACAACGACTATGAGGTAAGCCGCGATTCCGGGCGCTGGAGATTTATCGGTGCAGCTGATGAGGCCATGCTGTCCATCCCATCAAATGCCACCGGTCAGGCGGAGATTTATCGCATCATCAAGCAAAATGGCCCAGTGGCTGGTAATTCGATTGCCATGAGTTTGCAGATATCAGAGCAGGCGGTAAGCGCGGCATGTTTGAAGATGGAAGCAAAAAACCTTATCAGGCGCGAGGGAAGAAAGTGGTGTGTGTATATAGAGAGTTGTTGATGTTGTTTATACTGTTGATAATTCCTCAACACTATCCATATTATCCATAGGGGTCTATACACAACATGAGCAGTCCTACACAGAAAGCACTAGCAGATCTTCGGGCAGATGGGTGGATCCCCTGGGTGGTAGAGCGTTGGCTGGGGAATCACAAGAGCGACCTTTTCGGATGTATTGACATTTTGGCGCTGCGGGGTAATATCACCCTCGCAATACAGGTCACGGCAGGCAGCTGCCACGCGACCCGGGCCAGTAAGGTGCGCCAAGCTGAGTTTCTCCCCCTCATGCTTGGCGCGGGGTGGCTGGTAGAAGTCTGGAGCTATCGAAAGAGCGCCAAAACTGGGCGATACGTTAAAAGGATCGAGACAATTGCCTGCGCATGCGAGGGTGGAAAAACAGAAAGCATGGACGGATGCGATTGAAACCACTAAGTTGGTTCGACGCCTTGGAGATCATGCATTTAACCGGATTGAGATGACGCAAACCCAGATACAGGCTGCGCGCATCCTGTTGGGCAAGACAATCCCGGATCTGAAAGCCATAGAACACAGTGGCGAAATAGACCAAAACCTGCGCGTGGAAGGCGTGCGGCGAATCGTTATCAAGCCAAAATGATGCTGGATATCCAAACCCCCGAGGTATTCGCGCCGCTGATCGAGCCGGCACGATATAAAGGGGCGTGGGGCGGACGTGGCAGCGGAAAAAGCCACCACTTCGCGGAATCCATCATTGAGCATGCGCTGATGTACCCGGGGAACAGGGCAGTGTGTATCCGCGAGGTGCAGAACACGCTAAAGGAATCAAGCAAGCGTCTGATCGAGGATAAGCTGATCGAGCATGGCATCGGCAGCGTGGCCGGCTTCAAGGTCTATAAGGACGTGATCGAGACACCCGGCGACGGGATCATAACCTTCCAAGGCATGCAGGATGCGAACGCGGAATCCATAAAAAGTCTGGAAGGATTCTCAATTGCGTGGGTAGAGGAAAGCCAGACATTATCCGCCCGATCCCTGCAGCTATTGCGCCCCACCATCAGAAAGCCAGGCAGCGAGCTTTGGTTCAGCTGGAATGCCAGGCGCAAGTCTGACCCGGTCGACATGATGCTGCGCGGCCCTGCCCTGCCTACGGGCGCGGTGGTGGTCAAGGCGAACTGGCGCGACAATCCATTTTTCCCCGCGGTGCTTGAGCAGGAACGCATAGACTGCCTGCGCCTGCAGCCCGACCAATATGAGCATATCTGGGAGGGTGGCTACGCGACCATTCTGGTGGGCGCCTACTACGCCCAGGCCATCAACGCGGCGAGGGCGGACAAGCGCATCGGCAACGTGGCCGCGGATCCGCTGCTGCCCATCAAACTGTTTGCGGACATTGGTGGCACCGGGGCCAAGTCTGACGCCTTCGTGATCTGGGCGGCCCAGTTCGTGGGGCGTGAGATTCGGGTACTGGACTACTATGAAACGGTCGGCCAGCCCATGAGCGCACACCTGGCCTGGCTGCGCGAGAACAACTACACCCCGGTGGATGCGCAAGTCTATCTGCCCCACGACGGGCGCCAGATGGACAAGGTTTATCAGGTCAGCTACGAAACCAGCTTTCGGGATGCCGGCTACCGGGTCGAGGTGGTCCCCAATCAGGGGGCAGGCGCAGCCAAGGCGCGCATAGAGTCGGGCCGTCGCATGTTCCCGTCGTGCTGGTTCAATGAGGCCACCACGGCCCCGGGATTGGATGCCCTGGGCTGGTATCACGAAAAGCAGGACGAGGCGCGGCAGATCGGCATGGGACCGGAACACGATTGGGCCAGCCATGGCGCGGACGGATTCGGGCTTATGGCCATTGTGGCCGAACAGCAGTTCGCAACGGACCCCAGATGGATGGAGTTCGACTATCGCAAGATTGACATGGGAATGGCAGCTTAATGGACAACAAAGACATAGCGGCGATTGTGCATCGTGAGCTTACCCAGGCCCGCGGCTACGACAGCGACACCCTGGCCAGCATCAGGTCAAATGCCCTTGACCTGTACTATGGGCGCATGAAGGCGGCACCCGAGGGCCGGGCGCAGTCTGTCAGCCTGGACGTTGCTGATGCGCTACATGCCACCCTGGCGCAGATCAGCCCGGTGGTGCGGACCAGCCAGGTCGAGTTCGAAGCACAATCGCAAGAGGACGAGCTGCAGGCCCAGACGGAAACAGACTTCGTGCGGGTCACCATCGAGCGCGCCAGCGGTTACGACACCATCGACAAGGCATGCTTCGATGCGCTGCTGATCGGTAACGGCTGGCTGCATGCCTACGTCGACACGACCGAGCGCGTTACGGAACAGGAGTTCCCCCCGGATCTGCCGGATGAGGCAGTCTATGCCTTGACGGCCATGGCGCCCGCGGATACGAAGGTCCAGCTTAAGGCTGGAAAAGACCGCACCGTGGCGAAGATCACCAAAACGATCCGCACCCTGCGGATAGAGTCGGTCCCCCCAGAATCCATGTTGTTCAGTGAATGCGGGTCTGACTTTGACATAGATCAATTGCGCTTCGTGGCCAGGGAGCGCCTATACACCGCGGCCCAGCTGCGAGACAAGGGCATCAGCGCCGACAAGATCGCCAAGCTGCGCGATGCCACCCTTGACGATACCGAGGGCGGGCGCGCGCGCCAAGGCATACTGCAAAACGATGGCGACTACATGAGCGTTGAGGATGCAAACCGCCTCAAACGCGTGTTTTGCTGCTACATACGGTTGCAGACTGGGGCGAACCGGGTCGAGCTGCGCCACGTCTGGACCGGGGAAGATCAAGACAGCCTCTTGATCAATGAGCCGGCAGAGTTCGTGCCGTACATTACCGGCAGCGCCATCCCGGTGCCGCACCGGATCACCGGCATCGGATTCGGGGAGGCATTGAAGGGCATCCAAGAGGGCAAGACACACACCCTGCGCCAATTCATGGATAACCTGGCGGTGCTTAACGGGTCACGGCTGGGCGTGGTGGAAGGTCAAGTCAACATGAAAGACCTGGAAACCGGGCGAATCAATGGCTTCGTGCGCATGCGCAGCAATGACAGCATTGTGCCGCTGCCGGCAGCCGACATTGGCCCCCAGGCCATTTCCGCCCTGTCCTACCTTGACAGCGTGCGGACACAGCGCGTCGGGGCAGCCCTGGACTTTTCAGAGGTACAGGCGCAGCTGATGGGCACCAGCGCCACGGCAGCCGCGGGCCAGCTGTCCAAGGTCGAGATGATGGGCGGATGGTTTGCTGGCAACATCGTCCGCGGCCTGCTGCTTCCCCTGTTTATGATGGTGCATCGGATCTTGCGCACCGACCTGGCTGGGCCACAGATGGCGCGGGTAGGCGGCAAGTGGCAGCAAACCGACACCAGCCAATGGCAAGAGCGCATGGTGACGGACGTGCACCTGGGCCTGACCACCACCGAGAAGGCCGAGCGAATGATGGCGTTGGACAAGGCCATAGCGCTGCTGCAAGGCATGATGGCATCGGGTGGCAAGGGCATCATTACCGACCTGCCGCGGCTTTATAACGCCATGGGTGACTGGATCCGCACAGCGAACCTGGGCACCCCGGATCAATACCTGATCGACCCGGCCAGCCCCGGGGCGAAGCAGGCCCAGCAAGGCCAGGCCCAGGCAGCCAAGCAGGCAAGCGAGGAACAGGCGCGCATTCAGTCCGTCATTGTCAAGCTAGAGCAGAACTTCGAACTAGAGAAACAGCGGCGCGACCTGGACTACAAGCGATGGAAAGATGAATTGCAAGCAGAGATTGAAGAAGCCAAGTTGACGACGGGCGCGATCATTGACGTTAAGAAGATAAACACCGAAAAGGCGGAACCAGACGATGAGGATGTATAGCCATGCAGAACTGGTGGATCTTGTCACCCGGGCCACGGATGAATCGGAGGCGCAATTGTTTTACGAGATTAAATCGGAGGCTGGGCCGCGGACTTCATTGCTAGCCCAGCTTGATGCCCTGCAATTGGTAAAGGATCGAATTCATGCAAATATTGGACACCCCCCAGCAAGTAACGCCTGACGAGCTAACCCAGGTCGAGGCGCTGCTACGGGGAGAGCCTGAGAAGGCGCCCGCGGATCCTGAGAAGGTAGAAACCCCCGCGGAAGATGTAGCACCCCTAGCACCTGAGAAGGGCGAACCCGTGGCCGACCCTGAGAAGGATGCAGTCGACTACAAGCAGTTGATCCCCATTACCGGCGGCGAACCTGTCACGCTGGGCGAACTGAAAGACGCCTATCAGAACAAGCAGGCAGCGCAGCTGGAATTGATTGAGCGCGAGAACCATATCATGGGCGAGCTTGAGAAGGCGCGCA